CGACAATTGTAAGTTTTGCACACCATAATTTGTAGCAGAATTAAAAATATTATAACCCATTCCAGCAAAACTCATCTGAGCACCAGTAATGCCAGTCCAAATATTAAGACCATAAGGGTTAATAGGTCGAACTTGAGAAGCTGCGGTTTTGACTATTTGACCAGCCAAACCATTAAGCAATTGACCATTATTATTACCTCCAGCACTAACAACAGAGGTAAACGGAACTTGGGGTGCTTGAGTCCAAGGTAAATCAAAAATATGACAATCCCAACTAGCAGAACCTGTAACTCCAGAAGGAGCAGCAACAGTAGCTGTTAACTTGAACAATTGAACAATAGAATTTCCAGTAGCACCATCTGGAAAACCTTCTAAATTAATGGGATTATCATGAAAAGGATCAAGAGCTGCAGTTACCCAACACTTACCTTTTTCGGTCATACCCAACCGAGAAGCCATCTTCTCCAACATAATTTCAGAACGCTTAGTACGAGAAGTCATTTGAAAATAGTACAATTAAAAGAATTTAAATACGTAGTATTAAATGTAAGACAAATAGACTGAGAAATAATATCTGAAACAGTAACGTCAAATTTCTGAACAAAGGCGAGCAAAATAGCACAAATAATAGAACAAACAAGAGTAAAAAACAAATGAACGTTATCTTTGGTAACAAAAGAAGTAACAGAATTCAACAACGAAACAGGAGCAACAACAACACCAGACATGAAAACAAAACATAATAAAAAAGAGCGAGGATAACTCGGTCTTATTTTGCGATACAATAATTACAAGCTCAACGCAAAATTTAATAGATTAGTCAAAGATTCAGAATCAACAGGACAAAAAGGATCAAGAGAACGTTTACAAAACGGCTCAACAAAAGATTCATTTCCCCTCCACATAAAATCAACTTGATCTGGTTTAAGATAAGCATTCCGAGCGGAATGCAGAGAAACATCTATATTTTGCTCATTAACCATCTCCATACCATGTTTCTCTAAGATATACCGACAAAGCATTTCTGCTTCATCCCGGTATTCTTTAAACATCCAGGCAAGCACCCTATAGGCGCATACTTTAATATAAGCTAATCGCCATGAATGTTTCTTAAAATGAAAATAAATGTTTGTACGAATCTTCTCAAAATTCGGCTTAGGTAAATACATTCCATCAATATAAACAAACATATTATTACAAAAAACAACTCCATCAATAGTGACAGAGAGAGCTTCAGGTTCAAGGAAAAAACCAAGCTCTTTTGCATCAGATTGCAAATCACAAAAATCAGGGTGATGAGGAATGACAGAATCATCACCGAGAATTAAGCAATTATGTTGAGAAATTTTCTTCATGAGATCATCCAAATTGGATGATTTTTTGGCTAGAGTGTAAAGAATAACCAACTCCATGGCAAAACAATTATCAGAAAGAGTGTTAAGTCCTCCAGAAGAATTATTGCCAAGCAAATGAATCAAATAACCATCAACATCTAAAACTAAAGAATAGCAATTCTGTTGGTAAGCAAATTTACGGAGGATGAAGTCTTTACCTTCAAAAATAATACCTCTATCACGTATCCCATAGATACGTTTGAAGAACTGTTCACGAACAGAAGCTTCCATATGCTTAGCATCCCAACAATCAAACTTTGCTAAAAGCGGATTCTTACCATTTAACAAAAAACGCGCCGCTTTATCCCAACCACCATAAAATGGTGTGAAACCAAGTTGGATCCAACGATTATGTCTAAAAGCTTCCAACAACTTATCATTTTGATTACTATACAAACGATAATTAATAGCATGAGTAATGGTTTCACCAGCTAAGAAAACACGAGTTTTACGCTTAGCAGGATCAGAATTTATCAATTTCTCTAAAGGACGAAATTCACCTTTCGGCGAAGCCATCCAATAAAGATCTCGATAATCACGCCCTTCCCATTCAAAAACAATGGGCTTTTCATCCTCAATAAGACCAATAATATCATAAATCAAAACAGATTCATTATCAATAAATTTTTGCTTGTTTTGATATTTCTTATTCCAAGGATAACCGGGTGACTTTGTCTTATCCATCTGAGACAAAGCTTCTTCCGTAGTTTTAGTACAAGATAAAAGAAAAGGTGCATACTGAATTTCTAAAGCCTGTTCTGCTAACGACAAAGCAGACAAGTCAGGACACCAGGGATAAGCTTTTTCATACTTCCTAAAGTCGTTTCTCAACAATTGTGATTCAAAAACAGATTGATGAAAAGAAGTAGGAATCTTAGCCCCGAAGGCACGTGCCTGACACAACAAATCAGTATTTGGTGGATAATTACATTCCCCTACTATACCTAAATTAACTTTATGATAAACTAGAGCGGCTTCCAAGCCGTCTAACACTGTATAGTAGGGGACTGGTAGTTTTTTGAAGGCTGTTGACTCTGAAACCAGAGCGGGATCTTTCCATCCAAACTAAACAAAACAGCTGAATTCAAATCACCTTTCTTATGTAAACCAATACACTTTCCACGAGTATTAAAAATAGGACTACCTGAATCACCAGGTATAGTATTAATTGCGTAGGCAAGAAGATTACCAACAGCATCAAAACGAACACCTCCTTCAAGGTAAGTACATTTCTTCCGATCATCAAACTTAATCATCCTTACTTCCATGGTTTCATACTCATGGTAACCACTAATAACAGCCAAGTGTTTACGTGAATCAATCATAAATTGTTTATCAACACATTTAAACTTGCAAAAATCCCACGTCCAAGCATGTAAATTTTCAACTTCTCTAACATCACCTGGATCAACAGACTGTAAAATTTCATGACGATTTAAAATTGGATTCCAAATACTAATTTAGTAATATCACCACCCTTAACCTTACCTTCATAGAAAATAACATGTTTACAAGTCATGAAATCCGAACCAATTGCCACAGCTGCACCTATTTTCTGATAACCAGCATCAGTATTATAATAAACACCATAGGTACATCGCTCATCAATAACCTCCTTAACAGGATATCTAATAGATTCATTTGAACTTTCTTCACGAGAAATTATTGATTGAGGATAAACATGTCGACGTAGACAATGTTTGCGATGACAAGGTTTTGAAGTAATAATCTCATACACACAACGATCAGTATCAATTGTATTAACATTAGATTCATCTTTAACCTCACCTCCACTTTCATCAGTTCGAGGTTTATACAAACGTTCATTACGATTATAAGGATTAAAATTAGGATTATCCTTAGAGGTTAAAACTTTCTTTGGACCTTGGAAAACTACAGTTTTCCTATCCTTATAAGAAGAAGAATCAGTAGAAAAAGCTTCATCAGTAAATAATGCGGGAAAATAACAATTTTCACAACTTTCATTCTCTGAACTCCATATAGGCAAAACATCAGTCATGTTGTAAGAACCAGCAACATATTCAACAAAATCACGATTTTCTCTATAATCAACATCAGCTTGTCTTAAACCCCACTTTGGTTCAACAACTTGCTTAAGGAAAGTATTATCCAGTTTCCTTCCAGCATGATTAGAAGTAGCAGCAGCACGATTATATAAAATCTTATCACTATCAGTCATTGGTATTGTAGAATTAGGATAAACATACCACCAATTTACAGTCTTAAACATACGATTCCAACCAATTTTATCTCTAGCATATTCTTCCCAAGGAACTGTAAAATTATAATTGGTAGTAATATATGGTTGAAAACCAGCATTAACTAAATTAACATACTCCTCTTGAGTTCTAGCATAAGCTATTTGAGGACTGCTTTTGGTTTTCATAGGCAAACCACTGTAACTCTTAGCTGCACGCATAAGATCATTAGAATCATAAAAGAAAAAACGTTTTTCAGTAGGATTAATCTTAAAATCATCAGCGGTTCTACGCTCACGAACACGAGTATTACTAGTATGATCAGGATCTTGGTGACGTTCTCTATAATCAGCTTGTCGACGATGTCGACTAACGCCACCTCTTCTATCAGTTTCATCTTGAGACTCTTCTGCATCAATACTCTCATCTTGGCTAAGCTTAGATCTAAAAACAAATTCATAAAGCCAAGTATACTTATCAACAATAAATTTTTGGATAGACTCCCAACGGAGATAACTCATCCAACAAGCAAGAAAGATACAAAGAAAACCAATAATATAAAAA